TTAGCTAATATTTGTCTTAGCGGTACGAAAATATGCTTATGATTAAAATATTGTGCGGTATTAATATCCAATGGATTAGCCCTTGGATCAATATCAATGTCGTATGGGTCAATTACAGCAAACTTAACCTTATTATCCTTAAAATACAAATACTTGAATGAACGTCCCTGTAGCCCCACCACTTTTTTTTCGAGGTTATCAAGTATATCCAACTTCTCAGCATCCATTGTATAATTCCACAACTCATTCAATACCAACTCTCCATCTCTATCATGATTGGATTGACCTCTGGTTTCAAAAGTTAACTCTGGCAACTCGTCAATTTTACTTATCCAGTTCTGAATAGTATCCCGAATGATTGGGATGTTAACTGCTTGACGTTGGGTAAGACGATTAGTAAAAACCTTATCACGAAAAAGCTCATAGTTTTCGTTCCATTGTTGTAACCTTCGCTGTTTAAACTCAGCAGACTGGTCTTTCTCCCGCCTGTGCTGTTGGATTAAAATGTCATTGTCCATAATTTATATTATTATATCATATTATAAACTAAATTCTGCAATACTAGTCACCCCCATATTCATAGAATTAAGTCTATTATGTCTAATTGGTTGACTGGGTAAATTAAACATTGATAGAGCAGTGCCAAATACACAGTTGTGAACTAAAATACCATTAGCAAAATACTCCGGTTTATTTGCTACTTGCAGATTGTAGACTACGCTTTCTTGATTTTTCTTTATTTCACCATTTGTTTCTACAATCAACTGTACAATATTTCTGTTTTGTAATGGTGACTCATAGACAAATTTACATCCGCATTGTTTACACACCCCGTCACGCTCTTTTTTTCGTCTTTGTAAATGTTCGTTGTGATGTTTTTTGACTGAAATACATTCAAGATTTTTACTATTATTGTTGAGAGGGTTTCCATCAATATGGTGAATATGGTGTCCATTTGGAATTTCGCCGTGGATATCAATCCAGATTTGCCTGTGAAGCGCGAACGGTGGTTCTTTCCATTTATCGTGTCTCCAGTAATAAGCGGAAAGTGGCCTTCTTTTTGATTTTGGATATCGATGATAACTTTTGCCTCCATATACGATAGTTTCTCTATCTGTTGTTTTTGTTTGTTCCATACATGTATTATATCGTGTTCGGTAACATGCTTAAAGATTTTTCCGTGCCGTCTGCTAAGATAACAGGGTGGTCTGGAGTTCCAGTAAGACCAAGATTATCAATTACTTCTCGCTTCCTTGCCCGTGTTGATTCTACTAGTTGATAACCTTCTCTTGTTAAGACAAAATCACCAACGTGAATATTCTCAATTGGGATGTCTCCTTTATTGGTGGTTATCATTGTTCCTTTCACAAAACAGTCATCATGCAATCCATCCGGAACTTTAATCTTTAATTTCCCGTTGGCTGTTAACTCATACTGGAAGTAAGACATCTCCTGCTCGAGTATNTCATTGTCTAGGAGCGTCACGTTGCGTTGCTCCAGCTTCAGAGCCATATTAGTCAATAAGTCTTTTCGTGTTTGCTCAGTGAACTTATACGCCTCAAGGCGGATGCCTCTGTTGTTTAAGTCCTCAACTATAGGGTCGCCTACTCCGGTAGCGTCTATGAAGCCTACAGGGCGATTAAAGCGATGATAGACAGCTTCGATGCGTGCCTTCTGAATGTTCCAGTCTAATTGATTAAAGCGTTCTAGGTACACTTGCTCAAAGGTGTGAAGGTTGATAACTGATATAACCGTGAAGTCTTGATACTTGGCAAGGTCAACACCCATCTGGTACATGTAAAGTGGATTTTCTATCTGGGGTTGCAAAATACAGGTATCACCAATATTTCTAAAAAAATTAGTAGCATTCTCAATAAACTTGCAATAGTATTCTTGATCAACTAAAGCATCAGGCATACCCTCGGCACGCTCATTATCTATCTGTTCTTTAGNTAAAACTCCAGTGTCATCAATTGTTAGCAACTGTGTAAACCACTCTTCTGGTTTGCTTTTAGCCATTTCCAAAAGGTTATAAGCGTGATTTTGTCCTCTTGGTGTACCATTAAACACTGCCCAACCACCGTTAACAAGTAAAATAGGACGTATGAAGCCCCATATTTCTGGTCTTTGAAGAGAAAATTCCGAAAATACAACACCTATAGGATTAGTACCTACTCCACTTTTATCAAAAACATCAGCACCCATTAACTGAATAATACTGCCATTAATCAAAGTTATCTTCAATTCTGTGGCATTAGTAGATTTAATAACTTCTTGAGGAANATGATTCAACATTTTAAAACCATCGTTGTCTATATTGTCCCAAATAACTTTTTTAGCTTGAGCAAAAGTTGGAAGAAAATAAAAATAAGTGCCCACTCTTTCAAAAGCTTTCTTTACAGTAAAATTAAAGCAAACCTTATCCTTGCCAGCGCGTCTATGGTGAATAAGCACTGCTCTCTTATATCCACTATCCATTGCTTGGAGAAAAGGAAGCTGATATGTTCGCGGATTAAAGGCGTGAGGTATTGTTATCTCTGTCATAGCTTACTACATTGATAGTTACTCCCATCTTCTCTGTCTCTTTACCTCCTAATAGCTGAATATTCTTAGTCAGAGTATCAACTGCATTAGTTAAATGTTGGTACTGAACATCGTCTAGGTTCTTTATAGACAGCGCAGAGACGATTCTGTCGCGTTCTTTTTCTAGCTTTTGTATAAAAGGACTGATTTCTGCTTGATAACTCTTAGTTTCCGTTACTTGGCTTGGAGTAGTAGTTACTGCTTCACTATATCCTACTTCACGTAATACTTGACCCATTATTACAGGTTCACCATTTCTAGTTTTTTCTAATACTTTACGAGCGGCATTTTTAGCTCTCTCTGATGCCATATTATTTGCGTGTCTTACTTATTCTCTTTTTTGGTACTGGTCTAGTGTTTACTCCCATAGCCTTAACGAAATGTGTAAGAGTGCCATTCTCCTTAGCAATCTGCATGTTCTTCAACGCTAAAACCTCAACTATCATCTCTTGAATAACTGATTTTAGTTTCTGATTACTGCCAAGTGCTGTTGTAAAACTAATCTTTTCATACTCTGGCTCCGGATTAAGAGTTTCACTATTGGCTACCACCTTACCATCATCAATATATAAAGTACCAAGAACCGCTGCTATCTTGGCACCATCTTTAGTCACAATATCTTGAAAAGATAACTTTAAAGAATGAATTTGCATATAAAAATTATATAATATATTTATTATTTTTGCCACTATATTTAAATCAGCTTCTTGAGCACAGACAATATAGAGAATGAAATGTATCTCTATTATTATAACAAAAAATACCTATTTAATCTAATTAATATTTTCTTATTCTACTCTAGTATATTTTAAAGGACTTCTAAATCACTTTTAAAAACAAAATCACGGGACACTAGTGGACAGACCCTGGACACATGGTCTGTCCACCGTACAGTGGCTAAACAAAGCCATATCTTCACTTCGGGACAGAAGGACACTACTATTACTATAATAATAATAATAATATATATAATATACAGGGTACTTAGTGAAAAGTAGTGTCCCTTCTGTCCAGTGTCCCGATTTCCAAGATATGGCTTTGTTTAGCCGTAGATTGGTGGACAGAACTATGGACACTTCTATCTGACTAGTGTCCCGTTTATATGTTTTATCACTTATACACACCCCCCCTCCTCCCCTTTAAAAGTAAATGCTATACTTTTTTAGTATGAAAAAAATAAAAAATCATCCAATTTGGCTCTTATGGAAAAAAGAAGTTCGTAAGGGGAAATCGACCAAGGTTCCTTATTTATCTCCACATAAATATGCTTCATCAACCGATCCAAAAACTTGGGATACCTATTATAATTTGAGGAAATTATATTTTGATAATCAATCTTTTTCAACCGAAAAAGGTATTGGTATCGTTTTTGAAAAATCAGTTGGTATTATTGGTATAGATTTTGATCACTGTGTTATTAAAAATAAAATTGATAAAGAAATATTAACTTTTATAAAAAAAGCAAAAACATACACCGAATATTCTCCCTCTGGTACTGGTATTCATCTTTTATTCCGAGCAGATGACAAAATAACCCCAATTGTTAATAAACATAAATTTGATGAAAAAAAGGCGATTGAAATATATACTGAAGGTAGATATTTTACCTTTACTGAGAATGAGGTAGCCGATTCTCAACCAATACGACTCATTACTGGAGACGAATTAACTAAATTATTAGAAACTCTTGGTTATCCTTGGGGTAAAAATAAAAACGAAGAAATTTTAACTCCAGTAGTACAAACTTCATTTAATTTAGATGATGAAGAAATAACAACTAAAATGTTCTCCTCAAAAAATGGAGATAAAGTTAAAAGACTATGGGACGGGGATATTACCGACTACAACAAAGACTACTCATCTGCTGATCATGCTTTATGTATGCACTTGGCTTTCTGGACTGGTAAGACTTATAACCAAATAGAGCGTCTATGGCTTCTATCT